ATGGCCAGAATAGTAAAACCTTTATCTCCGACTGAAATCAAAAATGCTAAACCAAAAGAGAAAGAATATACCCTATCTGATGGTGAGGGCTTATTGCTGCTAATCTTACCTAGTGGTTCTAAAAGCTGGCGATTTAACTACGCTAGACCAGTAACCGGGAAAAGAACCAAAATGGCCTTAGGCAGTTATCCAGAATTATCGTTAGCAGATGCCCGTGCTAAACGTGAAGAATATCGTGCGTTACTTGCGAAAGGTATCGATCCACAAGAAGAAAAAATCCGCATCCAACAAGAATATGAAAACCGTTTAAAAGATACCTTCCATTCTGTTGCAGAAAGTTACTTTAATGGTATCTACAAAGAAAAAGCTAAAAATCCAGAAACACGAGAAAAGAATTGGGAACGATTGAAAAATCATATCTTCCCTTATATTGGCGATAAGCATGTATCAGAAATAAAAGTTAAAGAGCTAGTTAGCATTTATGAAAAAATAGCAGATAGAAGTAACACGCTCAAAAAAATCCACCAGCTTGTCGGTGCAATTATGGATCATGCGATAACAAAAGGTATCATCGAAAGCCATAACTGCAGATTGGCTGTGAAAAACTTCTATATAAAATCCTCTACGCCACATCCCACTATTAAACTTGATGAACTCTCAAAATTATTCCAAGACTTAGAAAATGCTCGTATAGGGAAGAAAACCTATTTATTAATTTGTTGGTCATTCTTAACAGCATTACGACCAAAAGAGGCGGTAAATGCGGAATGGTCAGAAATTGATTTTGATAACAAGTTGTGGAATATCCCCAAAGAAAAAATGAAAGGACAAGCAGATAAAAAACGACCGCATACTGTGCCTTTATCTTCACAAGCAATTCAGCTTTTAGAAGTGATGAAACTGTTTTCAGAAAATAGCTCTTTTGTTTTTGCTGGCCGCTCATCAAAAAATCAACCAATGAATAAAGCAACCGTAAATGTAGCTCTAAAACGTATCGGCTATAAAGATAAATTAACTGCTCACGGCATCCGTGCGTTTATTAAAACATTCTTAGCCTCTAATAAAGTTGAACGCAATGTATCTGAAACTATTCTCTCTCATTTATTAGAAGGCGGAGACGACTTAGAAAATACTTACAATCGATATAATTATTTAGAAGAAAGAAAACCCATAATGCAACTTATCGGTGATTATTGTGAATCTTGCGGAATGAACTTAAATTTATAATTAGTATATTAAAAAAGTTTTTTATAGGTTTTAGTCTTCACCTCTTCACCTTTGGTGTTTTTCATTTGTAAATCAATACTTTAAGTGGTGAACACTACCCATTTGACTCTTCACCAAGTCTTCACCAAAAGGTGAACACTCAATAAAAAAGCGGGTTTTAACCCGCTATTTTTAACTAAACATTTCATTTCGAAAACTATCAAAATCCTTAAAATGGATATTTGTCCTACGTCCAGTTTTGGTATGTCTCTTCATGAAATCATGTTTATTGCCATTCTGTTTTAAGGCTTGCTCAACCCCTATTACAAAGTTGTTCAGCCCTAATTCACCGATATTCATCGCCTTTGTATAGGCTAAATATGCTGGGTAAAGGTGGGTTCTTATTTTGTCTAATCCCATGTTTGTAACACCAATAAAAAGCCCATCTGTTTGTTCTGTCGTATAGAAATAACCGAAGAAGTCTGTAAGTGGATCAGATAGTTTTTTAACTTCTAACGCCTCCTGGCTTTCCATTTGTGCTTTTAAAGCCTTTTTCGCATCATTTGGATCAGGGAATGAATCAAACACCTTGCGAATAATTCCGCCCACTTCTAGAGTGATTTTATCCATAAAATGCGGATCGCGTTCATCTTCTGGCACTATCTTTTTGAAGTCAAAAATAACACGTCTTCGATCAACCCCACCAGAACGCTCTGTAAATGAACAAGGTCTATTATTTATCAGCATAACTAGGGCGGTGATTTTTACATCAAATGGATCTCGATAATTATATCTCACCCTTACAGTATCCCCGCCAGTGATAGATTTTAAACCGCTGCCGTCTCCAGCATATTTTGATTGTTCAGGGCATAAAATCAGCGTTTTATTTTCAAGTCCAGATAGTCCGCGTTCATCATCAAACTTTTCTAAATTACTTGATGCAGTGTTTTTTACACCAGCCAATAAAGTGGCGATACTGGCAAACACAGATTTACCACTTCCCCCTTTTCCTGTAATTTCAAAGAACATTTGCCAGTTATAACGATTGGTTAAGATCGCATATAAAACGGCTAGAATGTTTCTTGCTTTCTCTTTGTTTCCATCAGATACAAAGCTCAACCATTTGTCAAAGTGCGGTGTATCTGTAACATGCTTATCATACTTATGAGGAATACAAGAGATTAGCCAGTTTTGCCGATTATGAGATTCAAATTCCATTGTATTGCGATTTAACACGCCATTCTCAAAGGCTATCAAATCGTTAGACATTTCTCCCATTCTTGGCAATTGGGCTTTTAATGTCTTGATTAACCGCTCTATTGTAGAATCGCTATAGTTAAATTCATTTTCATCAAGAAATTTAACTGCCTTCTCTTCCAAGTCATCATTTTCTTGTTTATTCCACGTTTTACCATCATAAGCATAGATTTCTCTGCAACCACGCTGTAGTGCCATATCTAAATTTAACCACTTTTGAAAGGCTCGTGATTTTTTGTTCGTTCCGTCTTTTTCTTTTAATTTCTCTGGCGGTGCTAATTGCTCTGCGAGATCTGCAGTATCTTTATCATTGCGTAAGCGTTGAATATAACCACTTAAATCTTCTTTAGTCTGCGCTGCAGCATCAAGAAGTTTGACATCTATCGCATCAGAGTTTTTAGCTAAGTTTTGGCAAATAGCCGTTATTTCAGCTTGTGCCAGTTCACCATATTGAACAAGTTTTACTGATTGTTGATCTTCTTTGACTATGCGGATAGAAGAAATATTCTCTAACTGGCTTTCAGCAAGAATAACTGGTTTTATATTTCTATCTAATCCGTGAATAAAAGAACATAACAAGAGCCATTCTTCACCCTTTCCATTATCCCACGCTTGCCAGGCTTTACGCCCAGCAAGAATGAAAATATCAGAGTAAGGTTCATGTGGTTGATCCGCAAGGTGCGGTGCATTGATTAATTTAGCCATTGTTTGCCTCCTTGCTCCGCATCAATCCCTAATCCAATTCCCGCGCATTGCTTAAATAAAAATGCGTCCTTGAACTGAATCACTCTAATTTGTGCAGTAGGGTAGAGTATTTTGAAAGGTGCAATCGCCTCCTCAGCCTCCGCACGTTCTTTTCTCCCCTCTGCGTGAATAATGGGCGCCCGCGCATTGCCTAAGACAAATTCTAGCGTGTAATGGTTTAAATTAATGGCTCTGACGTTCGTTAGTTTCCCTTGTCGAGCATAAGCGCGGTGAAGGCTTAAAATATCCCCTTTGGTTTCTCGCATTGCGACAACAGTCAGCATAAATAAATCATCAACAACGTGATAGCCAGCAGTTAAAATAAAAGCGGTTTTACTCATTATTTCCCCCTTGCAATTTATCACCCTCAATGCGTTCAATATTGAGTTGGTTTATTTGTGCGATAACTTCACCGAACTTATGGATTAAGTAGTCATTAGCTTGATTAAAGTTTCTGATTGTTTCTTGGTTATTTGAGCTAAGTTTTGCGCCTTGTGTCTTAACCATTTCATTAAATAACTTTCCGCCTGTTTTTAATCTCACCACTAAATCAGTAAGTTCATCTCTAAACTTGATTTTGTGATGAAAGTCATCGGGATAGACTTCTAAACATTTACGGTTGCTATCTAAAATCAGCTTGAATTGGCGCGTAAGCTGGCTACATTTAAAGGCTAATGGATTCGCGTATAGTTTCCCTTGATATTTGTTTTTGGTCTCGCTACCTGCGTTTCCTTGCAGATTTTTAACCAGTCCAGAATTGGGCAGGTTGGCGCTTTTAACCGCACTTTTAACGAGCTCATTTTTGAGCTTGTTGGTGTTAGCAGAATGCAGATTTGCATTGCGGTTATCTTTCCACTGTTGAAGTTGTTGCATTGGGTTACTTGGTTTCATGTTGTGCCACCTTTCTAATTGTTGCTGCTTTCTTGATTTGTTCGATTGATGCCGCCAGTCCTTTGTAGTGTCCAGAGTGTAGATAATCTTCTGCAAAGGCTAAGAATTGTTTAATGCGTTTGTAAGATTTCTCTAACTGCTCGGGTGTCGGTGTATATGGTGCTTTGAATGCTTTGATTTTTTTAGCTTTCATTTTCTTCCCCTTTCAAAATCGAGATCACTTCTAACACTCGACCGCAAATATCGGCTTGTCCTATTTCGTGCTTACATCTGATTTTTGCCTGTAACGCCTCTCTAAGCGTGCCATATTTGCCCGCTATGAATTGGTCGCCATCGTCATAAACAAAGATTAATTGATAGGGTAGGTTTACTTGCTCAGTCATTGCTTGCCTCCTGTACGCCTTCAATAAAAGCTATGCGTTCTTCCATATCAACCTTGATATAGCTCAATAGGTTCTTAATAACTTTGATAGTGTAGGCAATATCAAAAGAATCCATTTCATCGAACACATTAGGGTTGATATATAACGCCAATAACATGCTTTCTAATTGACTTAATCCATCCATCTGGAGTTTTAACAAATTAATCTGGCATTGTTCTACTTGGATAATGCGGTTAGCCATGTGCCACCTCCATTTCAGTAGATACAGAAAGGGTAGGAAGTACCGCTAAAGTGCGGTTGTTTTGAGGGTAGATTTTCATTGTATGGTCTCTAGTAAGTGAATAGAACTTACCGACCGTAGTAGGGTGCGGTAAGGGTTCAACTGCTACCATACAATAGCCCACGTTATTCGTGCGGATAAACTCCGCCTTATTTCCGTGTGTCGCCCTTACCGCTAATTCTGAATGATAGGTATAACCCGCTGGTTCATACCCATTGAAAGGAATTTTTGGTAAAAAAATAGCGCATTGATTACGGTTGCGCGTGCCGTGTATGGTTTCAGTGCTTTCAATACTACCTACATCTTCACATTTCGGCAAGCTGTGATTATTTACAGAGAGAGGAAAACGCGCGGCTAAAGTGCGGTTGTTTTGAGGATTGATTCTCGCCACCACCGCAATAAAACGATAATCAGCAGATAGGCTCAAGCGTGCCTGTTCTTCGGTGGTAGAATTAAGAGATATGACGCATAAGTTAAAATGCGATTGTGTGCGATTGACGCAAAGAAATTTGTAGATCATTTCTGCGGTGTCCATTAACTGATTTTTAGGAACTACCGCTAACTTGTCACGGTTTGGCGGTAGTGCGTAACAGGGTGACAAAACTGCCGTTAATGGAAAGCAGCCAACCACAAAGGGTTGCCCATTACACACTACCATTGAGAGAGATTTGTAGATTTGATGAATAAAAACAAAATCCGCAAATTCTTTAGGTGTGCGAATGTTACGAACAAAAAAAGCACGGTTCAAAGGCGTGCTGTCGTTCGCCATTAACTTAATATTCAGCTTGTCACGGCTGGCAATCACTTTTTCTGATTGCAGGGAAATCATAGCGACTTTCTGCCCCGCTGGCAAGCTGTGATTATTTCCATTAGTTGAAGAAGTGCGGTTGTTTTTGAGTGGGTTTTGATTAATTCTGCCAACGAATAACAAGGTGTCGCCATCGGTAAAACGTGAGCGTGCTTGTTGTTCATTATCGGCAAGAAGTCTGATTTTGATTTGAGGTGCGCGAATAAGCGCAAAAATGAATTGATACATTTTGCGTAACTCCAATTGTAAACACTTGAGAGTTACCGCGGAAAGTTCTGAGGCTTTGGCGGTAACGTGTAACGGTCTCAGAAACTGCGACAATTGGAACACAGCAAAGGGCGAACCTTTACCGCTACACGCTACCATTGAGAGAAAGATTGGATTTTGAATAGATAAAACAAAATCCGCAAATTCTTTAGGTGTGCGAATGTTACGCATAAAAAAACACGCTTTAGGCGTGCTCTGCGCCAATTGTAAATAAGTCGAGTTCTGAGGCTCGGCAATCGTTTTTTGCGACTGCAGGGAAATAATGCCAAATTTCACCGCACTTTGTAAAGGGTTTTTTATAAAGATTTCTGATAAAATAGTTTTGTAACCACCCATATGGTTACCTCCTTAAATTAGAATCGTTTCTAAATTGTTACGCCATAGTTTCTTCTTCCTTGCTATGGCGTTTTTCTTTTCTATTAACCAATGATTAAGTACGTGCAGCCTTCTGTTCTTCAATCCATTGATTCACTTCTTCTAAATCCCAGCGGACAAAGTTTTGTGAAAGGCGGATCGGTTGAGGAAATTTTTTAGCTTTTACAAGCAAGTTGAGTTTGGTACGACCAAAGCCAACAATATGGCAAGTGGTTTCACCAGAGATTAGTTTTTGGTTTGGATTTAAATTTAGATTCATAAGAAAATACCTATCGTTTGTTTAACACTGTGGAATAGCGTCCTATTCCGTTGAGTTGTTCGAACGATAGGTATTAGAAAGGATTTAAAGATTTGGAATAATTGCTAAAAACGGTTTATATACACTAGTTCGTCACTTTTTTTTGATTTTCTTTTTCGTCTCTCACCATTTTTAGCCTTTGGATCAATTTCCTCAAGCCAATTTCTCAAGATAGTGCTGTCTGCAGCATTAATTCTTCTAATTTCTTTTACACGGTTTAGTATCTCTTTTCTTGTTATATCAGGGTCTTTATCCCATACTTCTGCGGCAAATGTTTGTATAAATTCTTTCTCGCTCTTCGGTTTTTTGTCTGTTTTACCTTGAAGATGCATTTTGAATTTATGAGCGACATTAATGCGGCTTTGTAACTGCTTTATTACATTAAATCCGTTGCCCAGGAGATAATTTAAAAGTGCGGTGTTTTGGTTATTTTTATTGATTGTTGATTGAATGATTACATTTATTTTATCTGCATCGATATTTTGCTCTTTTAAAATATGAACAAATTCTATAATGCATTGGCTTTCAATTGATTTTACAGATGATTTAATTTGAGGAATTAAGAATTCCAAATCTTGTTCTTGTAAATCTCTTTTTTTCCTTTCTTCAAATCATCATAAATCACGCTATTCAATAGTTCTCTTTCCTCTTGGAGATGCATTAAATATTCTTGGTTTATTTTATTAATGATTGCCATATCATTTACTTTTTGGGATAAGTTCTTCTTTCGAATTTATTTTATATTGCTTGGTTGCGATAGGCTACGATTGTTTTTTTGTTATTTGGTTTGAGATATAATAAGAACGTTCAGAAATGAACAAAGTGGTAGATGATGGCCACTTGACCTGTAAGTCAGATGTTGTTGCAAAAAAAGCCCGCTTAATCGGGCTTTATTTTTTTAATTTAGTTTTTTCATTTCACTAATGAATACTTTTTTTGCAGTATTAATAGCCCTTGATTTCCCTTTACCCCATGCTCTTTCCATAAAATGTGCACCGCTCATTTTTTTCGTTCCACGATCTAACATAAACCAATAAAAAGGGTCGGTGCGGTCTTTGGTGTTATCTCGAACGCTTGCCATTCTGCGGCCTTTAGTTCGGCGTATGCGCACAATAGTTACCCCACCGCTTTTATCTTTAAATAATCTTGTTCTGTGGCGCACATTGTTTTTTACCGTGCCTTTTTTTCTAAAATCAGTACTCTTGGATAGAGTTGGAACAATAGGCTTAATTTCATCTTTTAATACTTGTGCTGCTGCGTTTAATGCTTTTTTGATCGCCTTTGGTTGTTCTGTCATTAACTGATTTTCAATCTTTATTCTAAATTGTTCAATTGCGTTACTAAAGTCGCCCATTTTATTCCTCCTATAAATCAATACCATTAAATTGTTCTAATGCGTGTTTGTGTTCATCTGAAAGTTCGAAAATTAAATCGCCATATTCAAGTTGATAAGTGCCGAATGACATCAGAAAGGCTACGGCTGGGTCTATTTTGTTTGCGGCTTTCTTCTTGTTTGGTTTAATGTTGGCGTTGGCATCGGTTTCCATCACCACATTGGATAGCGCCCAGGTAAGCACTGGATCGCCATGATGTTCTATCATCTGTCTATTTATTAATACTTCTGCACTTTTCGCCACTGGGCTAAATCGTTGATAGGTTTGCGGGAAGGGTTCAACCTCAAGCCCAGCCGCTTGTAATTGTGTGCGTAAATGGGTTGCATTCCATACGTCAAAGCCAATCATCTTAATATTGAAACGTTGTGCATCTTTCAAAATATCATCTCTGATTTTGTCATAGTCGATACAGTCGCCCTCTGTTGCAATCAGCCAGCCACTACGCACCCAGTTTCGATACATTGCACGGTTTTTATTTGCCACGTTATTAAGTTGAAATTCGGGGATATAATGCCGAGTAACCAACCGCACTTTCTTCCCTTGTGGAAAGGTATAGCAAAGACTGGTTAAGTCATTGGTGCTAGATAAATCCAGCCCTAAGTAACAATCTTGGTGAAGTAAATCGCTTTCAGTGTACTGCCGTTCGCATTGCGCCCAGTTTCCTTCGCCGAGCCACGGGGTTGTGCCTTGACACCATACATTAAATCGCTTGGTAAGCATTTCCACCCATTCGGAAGGAATTCCCCTCGCTTTCTTGATAGTGTTCTCAAAATCAAGGTAAGGAATGGATTTACCAATATTGGGATTGGCTTTTATCCAATTTTCTTGACTGTCGATTTCGCTTTCTTCGTCCAATTCAAAAATCAATACGAACAAGCTATCGTTCTGCTCATTCCCTTCAAGGATTTGTGCACAATAATCATAGTGCTGTTTGCAAGCGGAAATCACATTACTGCCAGCCGTTGTAATGGCAAAGAGCAAACCTTCTGGGCGTGCGCCTTGTCCTAGCTCTAATGCGCTATAGACGCTGTTGTCCGTGTGTAGGTGGTATTCATCAACAATCGCTAAACTAGGGTTTGTGCCTTCAATGGTTGAAGATTTAGCGGCCAATGGGCGCATGATACTGTTGTTCTTCGGGTTGATGAGTTTGTGCTGTTGAATGTTAAGGCGTTTTTTCAGTAAAGGCGAAAGTAAGCACATTTGACGCGCATCATCAAAAACGATTCGGGCTTGGTCTCGGCTCACGGCTGCCGTATATATATCCTGTTGGCCGCCTTCCATCACCAAAAACCAATTGGCTAAAACGGCTGCTACCGTTGATTTTGCATTTTTTCTTGCCACTTGAACGTAAGTAGAGCGATATTTTCTTAATCCTGTATCTTTTCGTTTAAAGCCGAGAATGTTAGCAAAGAGAAAAACTTGCCAATCTGAAAGAATAATCGGCTCACCGCGCAAGTGTCCTTTAACGTGTGGGCATAGTTTCGAGAAAGCGATAAATTTTTCTACCGCACTTTGATCAAAGAAATAATCGGGGTTGTTTAAATCGTTAAAATAACGCGCTACGGCTTGTTTTATCTTCTTACAAGCCACTATTTCACCTGATTGAATTTTCTCTGCGTATTCGTGCCAGATTGCCATATTTAGCCTACATTGTGAGGATTTCATCAATCATATCGGTTGAATCAACTTCAACAGGATTTTTTCTACGGCTAACTGGATCAAAGCCTAACAGTGAGGACATTTTCACCATCACTTTTTCTGCATCGTCTTTCGCGGATAATGCGGGGTTTCTTGATTGCGTGCCTTGGCTATTGACGATTGAAAAGCCGTTTTTGTGAATATCTTCAACGGCTGCACGGAAAAGAGAATAGTTCACGCAATATAACTCAAGGTGAATTAAATCTGCATCTTGAATATCGCCACGTTCAAGAAGTTGAGGGATGCGCTCTTTCCATACTGATTTAGCAATCGGATCTAAAAAACTTGGCGGGGTGTGTAAATTCTTCTTTTTGGCTGTCATTGTGTTTCCTTATTTTCAAAAAAATTACCTTGCATAAAAATTAAATGGGGCGGGCGGTTCTTTAGGCTTGCCACTTTCTTTTAAAAACTCCCCCTACCCGTAAAAGTTTGATATAAATCAAATTTAACCAACGCAATTTTGCGTCGGCTGGTAGGCGAATTTTTTCGCTTACCATATGCAACAGTTGAGGTTATAACGACCTCTCCTCAATTTTGAGGGCAGCTTTATTTCTTAGTACCATAGCTCAGTTGTTACCATATGGCCACAACTCAACTATGGTCATATGACCATAACTCAACTGTGGATATATCACCATCATTCAGGTGTTGCGATATCGAAACACCTCAACTGTGTACATATGCTCATAATTCAGTTGTACACTTATGTACTCAACTCAACTGTGTACATATGGACATGCTTTAATTGTTTCGATATCAAAACGGTTTACTTCTTCGCACCAAATCCGCGTTGGTCTATCACTCGTGTTTTATAGCTATGGCAATCACGGCATAAAGATTGATGGTTAGATTCAACCCAAAATAGCGGATCTGCTTGTCCATTCTCTACAGGCTTGATATGGTCTATCACTGTAGCGGGCGTGTAGATACCTTTCTCTAAGCACATCACGCAAAGAGGATGATGCTTTAAGTATTGTGCTCGGTATTTGCTCCACTTATGATCGTAACCTCGTGCGCTGCTGTTTGGGCGGTTGTCCTTTGGCTTATGCTCTTCACATCTACCCGACTTCACTTTATTTCTACATCCTGGATAACTACAACGTCTTAACGGTTGATAAGGCATATCGGTTACTAAATCCTTAGTAAGCGCAAGGCTCTCTATAGACTTCCCATAATGCGGAAATCGTCATGGGTGCTTGTTTAAGATTGGCTAAGTCTGTTATAGCCTCACGGTTTGTGTAGAGGTAGGCGATATACATTAAGCAGCCGACTTTAATTGATGGCGTAAACGGAACTGTATTTTCTGTTTCCTCATCACCAAAGGTTTTGCCAATATGCTTTTGGCATACTTCCAATGTAGCGACCTTATAGGTTTCGAGTAAGTCATCATCTAAAGCATGATCAAGATTTAAATGCGCTTTGATGTCATCTAGGGTTAAATTAATATTCGCCATAAGCCTCGCCCTCTTTACACATTAACTGCAATTCTCGGTGTGATTCCATACTGTCTATCACTGAATAAATATCAAATAGTCGTTTACCGTATTTAATCCGCATTTTGTTTGTAATGCCCTCAATGTAGCGAATGCGAATGCGGAATGATGCTTTCACCCATTTGAAACGGGCCACTAAAATACTCTCGCCCTTGCAATGGCTCTACACTGGCGCGAACGGTCGCAATATGTTTCCAAAATGCTTTGTGTTCACCGTGTAGATTGGTTTCTCGCTCTCGGGGATAGTTTCTCGCCTCAATGGTGATGACCTTGTTATATTTCCCCGCTTTAAGCATCACTGCCATTGCTTGCCCCCTGTTCTTGTTCATCACCATGTTTAACTTCTACGGTTTGTTTCCAAGCCTGACTAAATTCATTCCCACCTTCATAAGGCGGTAAACCTTCACGTCTACGAACTTCATTTGGAGACATTACACCCGCTTTGATTGCTACATCATAGCTACTGAAACGTTCGCTTTGACTGGTGCGCAATAAGTCGCTTGTATCAAATTCGATTAAGTAACGTTTCTTGCTGTTGCTACCTAAATCAATCATTAAGGCATCTTTGAGTTGTTGCTCAAAGTTAGTAAGCCAAGGGCGCAAGGTTTGAGAAAGAAATGCGCGGCTTGCCTCACTGAAATTCGCATAGCTACTATTTGAATAATCTTGTAAGAAAATCGGGCTAATATTGTAGATTCGGGCTATATCGGAAATGGTGAACGTGCGACTGGCTAACCATTCTGCATCTTGGTTTGTCATGCCTAATTGTTTATATTCCATTGAGCCTTCAAGAATAGGGGTTTTACCTGCATTCTTCGCACCCTTGTAACGTTCTAGGGCTTTGACGGCTTTCTGTGCTTTTGCATCATCTAACCATTCAGCCGTTGAAATAAGCCCGCTTGCCATCAATCCGTTTTTCATAATGGCTGCGCCATGGCGTTGTTGGGCTAAACCTAATCCGACCGTTTCACGGCAAACTGTTATCGGGGAACGCCCCATAAATCCATCAACAGAACTATGGCGTAAATGCAAAATCTCATCTTGAAGATAGTTTTTTGTTACCCCGTTTAAGTCTGTGATTTGATAAATATATTCACCAGTTACTTTACGGAAGATATTTACCGCACTTGGTTGATAGGGAGTAAGGCTTATTGGTTCGCCTTTGTTATTCCACTCAATCACGGCATAAGCGTTACCATTTAGCAAACAATGGCGCATCATCGTATTTTTGAATTGATACGGTGTTTGGCTGCGGTTTGGCATTTCATTGAGAAGATATTCAACAGGATGACGATAGATTCTTTCTCGGCCATCTTCTTTTAGTGCGTATAGATAACAAGGCATTGATGCGACCGCCTCTGAAATGACGGTAACAGCATTCATCACGGCAGGTAACGATTCTGCAGTTTGTGGACTGACAAATTCGCCCGCACCTGTATTGTTTACGCCCATGTAAGATAAAAGCTCTTCAATCGTAGTTGGCTCGCTGCGTTGCTCTTTTCGTCTAAAAGGATTCCACATATTAAGCCTCCATCACATCAAGCCACTGTTTCAAAAGTGCGGTAGAGTGTTCTTGTGTTTTTTCTTTGGCCGCGACCATCGAACGCTTAGCAATTTCTACGCTACTTTCAGGATAGGCGGGAATGCTTGTTACGGTAACTTCAAAGAGTTCGGCTTTTTGTACGGTTCGTTGGCAAGGCTCTGCATCAAAATCCCATTCTTCTTGACTGGCTCTAAATCCAAAGGACATGCCTGTAATATCACCGCGCGAGACACTCACCAATAAATCTTTCCCAATCGTTGTATTGGGCGGCGTGAGTTCAAAACGTAAGCCGATTGAATCTTCTTCTAGTTTTAATGTTCCCGCACTAGTGCGACCGAGTAACTTGGTGTAGTCGTGTTCAAAGAGTGCACGAACATCTTCGCCACTGGCTAAACTTTCACTGAATGCTTTAGGCGCAAAGGATTCTACAAAATCACAGTAAAGCACTTGTGAAGGACTGTTCCATTTGACCGCATAACCAACGAGCTTTTGATTCTCTTCATCGGTAGCAATGGTTGCAGAGCGGATTTCAAATTCTTTCTTCATTTTTCACCTATTAAGCAAAAAAGGGGCTTTCGCCCCTCTATGATTTATGCCGTTGTCTCAATCACTTTAATTGCGTTGGAATCTACCACGCCACCACCCAAATATTTATCGGTGTGAACTTTATAAAATCCTGGCTCGGTTAAGTTGTCTGGTCGAGTTCGCACGCCTGTTTCATGATCGACAATGAAATAACCACGTTTGAAATCACCAAAGGCAATCACTGCTTGATTTGCACCACCTGTCGGCATTGTCTCTAAGAAGTAAACTGGACGGCCTAATAATGTAGCAGGTGCATCGGTTGTTAAACCATCGCGCCAAATGTAATCGCCATTTTTGTTTTTGAGTTTTTGTAATGCTGCTGCAATGGTTGATGACATCACCCATACGGCATTCTTGCGGTATTTACTGTGAAGGGTATAGAACGCATCGATTAAAGTGTCTGCCTCAATTTTTGCCGCACCTGCCACTTCGATTTTTTGAAGTTTGCCGAATGGGCGCACTTTATCGTTTTCAGTTGTGCGTTCGTAGGTCAATAAACCTTTTGATTTTTTGTTACCATCACCAGAGGTTAAATCTACTTCTTCTGTTTCAGTGAAGGTCTCAGTGATTTCATCAGTAAGCCAACCTAAAACATCAATGCTTGAGAAGTCCAAAATCTCTTGAGTGGTTTTCGGATAAGCATAGATTGAATTCAAAGCAATGGTTACTTCGTGAAGTTTCGGGGTTGCTGTGCCGTTGCGTGCTGTGCCCTCTGTGCCATGCTCAACGGTTGCACCGCCAGCCGATACTAATTTTTTGTATTCTTTCGCACCGATAGGTAAGCGAACGACATTACAAAGCTGGCGCATGACGCTATCATCTGTTAAGCGTTTCATGACCTCTTTGTCTAATTGCGGGATAACTGAATAGCCGCCATCTTCACCGTTAGCTGTCGTTAAATTGCGAAGTTCACCGGTTTTAATGTAATGGCGCAATTCATCATTTGAAAATTGTTTCGTGCTGCGAGTTTCTAATGGGTTAGATTGCGAACCAAGATTACGTTCTTCATCTGCTACGGTTTCGTATTTACTGATCTCATCACTCAATTGTTTCACTAAATCTTTCGATTTATCAAAATCTACTGATTCAGTTTCATCCAATGAACGATTTTCTTTTTCTGCTTTATCAAGCATTGCACGCATTTCTGCGACTTTTTCTGCCTTTTGTTGGCGTAACTCAATTAATTTTTTAAACATAAGTTTTCCTTGCGTTATTTGATTGGGGCTCGACCATATTCAATTAAGTAAGAAAGCGTACCATTCATCCAAGAAGCATTATCCTCATCATAGCCATAACGGTATTGAATCCCTCTGACAAATTGAATATGGCGATAACCTGTAAATGTAATAAGGCTATTAACCTTCTCTGCAATCCGATCAATGTTGGGTTCTCCCTCGCTATATGGAAGGAAGATTGAGATATTGAGTTCTGCTTGCCATTCGGATTCTCCCATTACCTTAAAATCACATTCTGCATCATCTAAGAATACTGAAATTGCAGGTAGTTGCTGTTTTAAGCTCGTGAAGAATGCTCTACCGTTATAAACATTTCCAATCTCTGGAATGTTATTCTTGATTAGCGTAACGATTTCGTTTCTAACTTCGTTGTGAATAAGCAT